ACACTTGGCTTACTAGATTGTGGCGGTGTAGTGACACTTGGCTTACTAGATTGTGGCGGTGTAGTGACACTTGGCTTACTAGATTGTGGCGGTGTAGTGACACTTGGCTTACTAGATTGTGGTGGTGTAGTGACACTTGGCTTACTAGATTGTGGTGGCGTAGTGACACTTGGCTTACTAGATTGTGGCGGTGTAGTAACACTTGGCTTACTAGATTGTGGCGGTGTAGTGACACTTGGTCTACTAGATGGCGGTGTAGTGACACTTGGTCTACTAGATGGCGGTGTAGTGACACTTGGTCTACTAGATGGCGGCGTAGTGACACTTGGTCTACTAGGAGAAGAACTAGGACGACTACTAGGAGAAAAACTAGGACGACTACTAGGAGAAGAACTAGGACGACTACTAGAAGAACTAGAACGACTAGAACTACTAGAACCACCTTTTGCATAAATATTTTGACAATCATTAAAATTTAAATTAATTAATGTCAAAAACGATAAAATAGCAATAAATAATTTATTCCTCATTAATACTATCTCCTTTTAAAATGACAATATTTGATAAAAACGGGAAAGAATACAAAACATTTTCTAGCATTAATCCATTAACAATTAATCAAGAAAATGTTAGCGGATTGATTTTTCACAACTTAAAATTTAAGAATTTTATATTAAATCCTACAACAGAACAAGTTCATTCTAACAATCTTCAAACAATAGTAAAGCCTAAACTTTTAAAAGAACTTGAGATTTCAACACATAACGAAGTTTCTCAGCTTCAGATCACAGAAGCAACACAAAGTTCAAAAAATTTATATGAAATTAATTCAGATGCTGAAACAATAAAAGATTCAGAAATTTTAATTTTAAAAGTAATAGAGATAATAGAAATAAATAAAAAAGATGATTTGTATGGAGAAACAAAAAAAGAATATAAATATGGAGAAAAATTTTTTGAAGAATCTTATCTTATACAAATAAATGATTTCAAAATTCAATTAATTACTAAAAATAAAATAAATATAAATTATATAATTTATCCTTATAAATATAAAAATAATGTAGATACTGGTATTAGAAATTGGTTTAAAATAACAAAATCAGAATTATATGAAAATAATTATTTAACAGAAGGCATTTTGTCTGATAGAAGTCCTAATTTTTAGGTACAACTTTTACTTTTATTCCTAATTTTTTGTAATTTTCTTGATTTTGATCAACACATGTTAAAAATCCTTCTTCCCATAAATCTACAAAAAATTGTGCCATTTTTTCATAATTATTAGCATTAACTAAATTTTCAGATATTTTTTCAATTATATCAATATGTTTAACATATTTTTGTTCTCCTAATAATTGCAACAACACTTTTTTAAATGCAGGTCCATATGGATTAAGTATTTGTGAATAATTTATCATGTTTTATTTATTTTTAAACTATATAACTTATATATTATTTATAACAGGATTGTTAAAAATGAGTTGTTCAAATACTACAATTTTAAATAGACCAAATCAAAACGGCATGTCTGTTATGAAATGTAACACCACTTGTAAATCTAGTAATAATACATGTCCAACTGGAATAGGTAGCAGACATAAAAGAGAAAAAGTAAAACAAGAAATTAGAGAATATATTCTTTATATGTTAGGTGCTCCTACTTTACCATTAGAACTAGATGAACAAGCAATAGATTTTTGTATTAATCAAGCATTAAAAATAATAGAAAGTTATGCTTCTAGAGATTATTTTAATTATTATGTTTTTAATACATCCCCTGGCAAAAGCATTTATGAAATGCCTCCAGATATAGGATTTATTAGATCTGTAGAATATAAAAATTTTGGGCAATTTGCATTTAATGCAAATGAATTAGGAGGATCAGTTCCATTAGAATATTTTTATGGTGCTTCTAGCAATGGTTTTGGCAATGGATTTATGAATCCAATTCAGCCAGTTTGGGGACAAGCTGGTGAGTGGGTTTTATATAAACAATATGAAGATATGTATTCTAGAGTTTCTTCAAATTTAGGTGGCTGGGAGTGGGTTAGTGGTTATAGACATATTAAACTATATCCTATACCAAATAATAATAGTAAAGTTGCAGTTCACTATTTACAGAAATGCAAAGATTGGGAAGAAGTAACTCAAGCTATGCAAGAAGGGGCATTATCATATGCAAAAGAAGTATTAGGAAGAATAAGAAGTAGAATTAAAAACCCGCCAGGGCCAGGTGGCGGAATTCAATTAGATGGCGATCAATTATTAGCAGAAGCAAAAGAAGAAAGAAAACAATGGATGGAAGATTTAATATATAAATTCTCAGAGCCACTTCCAATTACAATGGGTTAAAAAATGTATTTTAATGAATGGAAAATAAATAAAAATTTTACAGAACAAAGTAGTATTTCTGCTAGTAAAAAATTACTATTAGAATATGCTAATACTTCAAGATATAGTGTAGAAGTAAATTACAGAACTAAAAAAACAGAAATATTAGAAGGATTTGCTAAAATCTGTCTTGGATACGTTTCTGCTTTTATAAAACAACATAATTATCATGTAAAGCAAGTTTATGAAAATAAGCCTTTAAGATTAATAATATCAAGTAGAAATTGGGATGATGGAGAATGGACTAGCATGATTTATTTTCATCCAGAATATGATGGAGGTTCATTTATAATTTGCAAAGGATTTTATAATAGAGAAAATAAAACAATCTCGATACAAAGTAAAACAAAATGCAAAGGTGATAGCGCAGCAGAAATTGCTTCTGAATTATTAGATTTAATGGAAACATTAAAAAACAAAACTAACAAACATACACAACATTTAAAAGGAATTCCATTAAAAAGAGGACCAAAAAAATAAATGATTAGAAATCCAGATGGATCTGAATACAAAACATCAGGTTCTATATCTCAATATGAACAAAAATCATTATTACCATTATTTGATTTATGGGATCAAGAAGCTATTAAACAAGGCGGAACTAAAATAAAATATTATGAAATATTTATTTCTGAAAATGAAATAGATCCTTTATATATCGAAGCAAGAAATAAATTATTTTCACCTGTACCAATAGAATTATGGGCTTTTTACGAACCTATTTCATCTCAAAATTTTATATCTTCTTTAGGATGGGATTCGCCAGATGAAATAATTTTTGAATTAAATTCTGCATATACAATTAAAGAAATTGGGCATATACCTAAAATAGGGGCTAAAATTTTTACCCCTCATTTATCAGAATATTGGGAAATTATACAAAGGAAATATACTGAATTTAAATTATGGGGAACTTTAAGATTACAATTAGTTTGCAGAAGGTTCCAAGATTCTACAACTACTAATTCATCAAATGTTCCAGATATTGAAAATAAAGTAAAAATTATTTAATTAATTTTAAATTAATTTTCTTGTTATTTTTTTGTTCTTCTTCTTTTGGTTTTTCGACATTTATTACTAAATTTACTTTTTTAATATTTTTTTTAAAATTGTAGCTTTTAACTTTTAACATAATTCTTATATTGATTTTAAAAATATTTACAATATAATATTATAGAATTTATATAAAAATTCTATATAACTAGAGGGTAAAATGCCAAAACTTTTTCAAAAAGACAACAATAATCAACATGATGCCAATATTTGTAAAAATATTAGCGGAATAGATGAATCTTTACTAGATAGAAAATATCATAGTGATTGTGAAGGCAATATTGTTTATGATTCTTGCCAAGAAAAAGGTTTTAGAAAGAAAACTGGATTTGCAGAAGAACCTCATCCATTAGCATCAGGTAAAATTTATAATGATCCTAATGAACCAAATAAAAATTATATTTTTAAATATGGTAAAGGCATTAGAGGCACAGATGACGCAATGTTAGATTTATTTAAATCAATTGTAGTAATTGATGAAGATGGATCTATACATCCAGTTCCTATTATGTGGGGATCTCAAGAAAAAGCAGCTTCTTATGTTTTACAACAAAATGTAAGAAAAGATAATAGTTTAGTTGTCGATAGACCAGTGCTGCCTTTAATGGCAATTAACCAAACTGGAATTGCTGTTAATTCAAGCAGATATGTTTATAATAAAGCAGTATTATATTTCAAAAATAAAAATAATGAATATATTGATACAGTAGATGAATTGTCAAAAAAAGATACAATCTTTGGTCATTCTAAAGGAATGCCTGTAGATATAAGTTATACTTTATATGCTTGGACTTTATACTTAGAAGATATGAATCAAATTTTAGAACAAATTATTCCAAAATTTAGTTTACTTGCATATATAAAAGTGAAAGGTATCCATTGGCAAGTACCTGTCAAATTAGAAAGTATTAGTAATAATTTAGATGTAGATGTTGGTGATTCAAATATAAGAGTTGTTAAATATCAATTTAATTTAGTAGCAGAAACTTATATACCTCAACCAATTACTAGAACTAAAACAGTTAAAAAATTTATTACAGATATTCATAATTCAACAAACCAAGAAACTATTGATTTTGTATATAACAGAATAGAAGAGGAAGCAGAAGAATAATGTTTGAAATAACAAATGTTAAGAAAACACCAATACAACTAATTATTAAAACTAATCCTAAAAAAGGGAAAAATTTTACAGTTTTAAATATCCCAGGTATTGGAGCTAATCAAAATGTTAAATTCGTAGAAGATGAAAGATATACAAATTATATTGATAAAGCAATAGAAAAAGGATTAATTAAAGTAAAAAAAATTAATCAAGTTAATATATAATATTATAAAAATTTAATGGAGATATATAAATGGCTATTTTAAAGGGTTTTCCGCCTTCAAATACAATTTCACCATCTGTTCGTATTACTGAAAAAGATTTATCTTTTATTGCTCCTTCAGCAAGTTTCCACAGAGCAGGTTTGGTAGGATTTGCTTCAAAAGGTCCAATCAACGTACCAACATCAATTGCAACTATCAGACAATTACATACAACTTTTGGATATCCACATCCAGAAAATGGCGATCCATATTTGATTTATGCCGCCGAACAATATTTAATGGTAGCAAACGAATTGTATGTTGTGCGTGTTGCTGATGAAGATGCTGTTTCAGACGAAAGAGCAAAAATCGCAGAAGTTGATTTAACTGTTGCGGGTTCAGAAGTTGTTTTTGAAGGTTCTATTGCTGGTCCTTTTGATATAGCACATGATTCATTTTTCAGATGGAAATTAAATGGAATTACTTCTTCAAAAACTTTAGTTGTATTATCTGGAGATGGCAAAACAGCAACAGAGATAGTTGATGAATTAAATGAACAACTTGTTGCAGAAGACGGTATAGAATTTTATGTAAAAGATGATGATTATGTAGCCGTTAAAACAACATTTAGCTATGGGGCTAGTGCAACTTTAGAATTACTAAGTGTTTCTAATGCTTTATATGGACCAACTGACGGTACAGAACCAGGGACTCATGCACAATTAGGTTTAGGCACTGGAATGAACCAAGCTAAAACTACATCCAATGCTGGTTATGCTTCTGGTTATGATGTCCCAGGACAATGGGATTTTACAGATTTAGAAAATCTACAATTACAAATTGTAATAGACGGCAGTGACGATGTATTAATTGATAATAGTGTTCAAACAATTGACTTTGCAGATTTAGAAGGATCTAATAATACAACTGCTGAAGTTGTAGCACATATTAATAATTTAATTATGAATGGTGATATTCCTGGTGGTTTTTATGCTGTTGGCGGTAGTTATAATGATTTAGAATTAGATGGTCAATCAATTGATTTGTCTGATCATGTTGGTTATTCAAGTGATTCTATTACTTTAGCAACTTTACATCATGGTCGTGATGCAAGATTGTTAGTAAAATCAGAATCTACAGCATTTGAAATTTTTAACTTCAAATCTTATAATTATGTAACAGATTCTTCAGATAGTTTATCTGGCACAACTGCAATTGGTGAATCACCAGATAATGATGCAGGAGATTCTGTTAAAGCAATTGGAGTTGGTGATTCAAGTAGTGATTCTGTAAGTTTTACATTAACTGCTGATAGTGCTGGGATCGAAGGAAATACAGTACAAGTTGTTGTAAAAAATGATATTCGTGAAGGCGTATTCAAATTAGAAGTTTATGCAAACGGAATTAATGTTGAATCTTGGGGTAATTTAACTAAAGATACCAGCAGCAGATTTTATATAGGAACTTATCTAGATCAAGTTTCTGATTATATTAGAGTTTCTGATAATACAGATGTTGCTGCCCCACCTGCTAACGGAACATATACATTATCTGGTGGTACTGATGGAATTCCTAGCGATCCTGATAAACAAGATGAATTATTAATCGGTAGCGATTTAGGATTTACTGGTTTGTTTGCGTTAAGCGAACCAGAACAAATTGAAATTGATTTATTAGCTGTTCCTGGTCACTCTTCTACATCAGTAGTAACTGGTTTGTTAAATGTATGCCAAAATTATAGAATGGATTGTTTGGCTTTAGTTGATCCGCCATTTGGTTTAACTGTTAAAGAAATTATTCATTGGCAAAATGGAACACACCCACTTAATTCTACTAGATTAGATTCTGATTTTGGTGCTTTATATTGGCCTTGGGTTAAAATTCGTGATAATTACAACAGAGTTGATGTTTGGGTTCCGCCATCAGGCAGTGTAATGGCAACAATTGCTAGAAGTGATTCCATTTCTGAACCTTGGTATGCTCCTGCTGGTGCGTCTCGTGGAACAGTGCCAAATATAACAGATGTATATGATAGACCAACTCTTGAAGAAAGAGATGCAATGTATGGTAACAGAAATGCTATTAATCCAATTATTCAATTCTCTGATATTGAAGGTTTTACAGTTTGGGGTAATAAGACATTACAACGTAAACCAACAGCTTTAGATAGAATAAATGTCCGTAGATTAATGTTCTATATCGAAAAAAGAATTCGTCAAGAATCTAAATTCTTATTATTTGAACCAAATGATGAAACCTTTAGAACTAATTTTGAATTAATTGTAAATAGAATATTAGATGATGTTAAACTAAAAAGAGGATTAACTGCTTATATTGTTCAAGCCGATGGAGAATTAAATACCCCTGACACAATTGATAGAAATGAATTTAGAGCAAGAATTGGTATTCAACCTACTCGTGCTGTTGAATTTATGTTTATAGAATTTAGTTTACATAGAACTGGAAGTTTTGCTTCTAATGCAGAAAACTTTTAATAAATACAATAAATATATAGGAGAATTAATAATATGGCATTAAGTGCAGATAGAACAAACATGAGTATTGGCCAATTGGGCAATGCTAGTTTAATTGTTAAAAGAAAATTTCAATGGGGTATTTCTTTTAAATCAACAATGGGCGGTTGTTTTCAAATACCAGAACATTTTGTAAAATTAGCAGCAAGACCAAATATTTCGTTTGAAGCAACAGAATTAAACTTTTTAAATGAAAGAACTTATATACCTGGCAAACCTACTTGGGAACCAATTAATGTTACATTTTATGATGTTGCAGGATCAGCAAATCAAGGATTGTTTGCTTGGTTATTAAGTGTATATGATTTTTCTAACACAAATAAACAAATGGGCACTGCTCCAAGAGATTATACAGCTACGGCTACTTTAAATGCTTACTCTGGCAGTGGTCAGACTTTAGAAACTTGGACTTTAGAAAATGTATGGCCAGAAAGTATTAATTTTGGCGATGTAGATTATTCTTCCTCAGAAGAAATGACAATAGAATTATCTCTAAGATATACAAAAGCTAAATACGATGCTTGTGGAACAACTTTGCATAATTGCGGTTATACATTCTGTTCTTAATATAATAAATTTTTAATAAAAAAAGCTACTATAATACAGTAGCTTTTTTTATTAAATTGAGATTTTAAAAATTATGCCATCAATGGGTTTAAACCAATTAGAAGATAGTAATTTAATTGTCTATAGAAAATTTAGATGGATATTAGACATACCAGATGTTTGCAATGAAAATTTAGATTCACAAACAAATGCCTTGCCTCCTCTAAGAGCCGCAAGACCTAGTTTATCATTTAAAG